AATACTAAAAAGGGGAGAAATGAAAACCTACATTATTGATTATTGCGTCTATCTGAACGACGGGTATTTTGAAAGTCACACGATGAAAGTAAAAAATGCACCTGGGGAGGCGGTGGCGAAAGTTAGGCTGGAGGGTTATTTGAAAAAGAAATGGCCTAATTTTAACAGGCTTGTTGTGTATAAATGTAGGGAGGATATATTGGGTGGAATGGGCGGAATTTTTGGGGATATATTTAAATAAAAACAATTAAAACAAAACGAACAATGAAAATCTTAAATGAACGACCGATTGGTATGGAATTGAACGAGTACCATGCCGAACAAAAAGAGTTTAAAAAGTGGTTAAAATGGAGAAAACGTGGCATTTTGGTCTATTTATCCGTTGAGGAAAAAAGAAAAAATGGCACAACAATCGGTGTCCAAAGATACCCACCATTTATCGGACGGGTTAAAGAATTAAAGGCATGGAAAAATTAAGCCAATATCCTTTTATCCTCCTAAAATACTATAGCCCAAACATACCATCGGAGGATTATGCGGTATATAGTAAAATACAGCTCGTCGAAGTCTTGCCTTTTATTTCAAAATTAGCCGGCGATTATTCCAATTTTCCCAAGGGGAAACAGATAACCCGTGAAATATTTGAACAAGAAAAACTCAACTGCACACAGGTTAGATCGAACAATTTTGGTGAAATATGGGAGTTCGGTAATTTCCTTAACGAATTTAAACTAAAACGTGATGAAAATAGAAGACTTGGCTGGGACAATTAAATCCGTAACGGGTATAGCAATGGACGACCTTATTGGGAGGAGCCGAGCCGAATCGGTAGTCTATGCCAGGAGGGTTTTTGTTTATATCCTACTGAGCGAATTTGGAATATCGGTTAATGGTGTAGCAGAATTGACACGGAGAGATCGAACAAGTATATATTGGTATTTGAACAATATGGATGGATGGATCGAATGGGACAAAAAGTTCTCAAAACTATTAAAAAGTGTTAAAAATCAAGCTAATATGTTGCACGAATGAAATTAATTTTGTAAATTTGTAAGAAAAAAAGATATGGAAAATTTTAAAAGAAAGCGATTTGCAATGGTGGAAAGAGAATATTCATGCAATGACATAGGATATAAGTTTAAACCACATGTTATGTACAAGATAGAGGAAGACAAAGGCGAAGCTTGTATTTCTGACGGAAGTTTAAGCATAGTGTTTTTTGACGGGTTCCCTTCTGCGTTTACTGTTTACGAGCAGGTCGAGCCGTTTGAGGAAAAATTTTCCCCTAAACCCGGCGATCTTGTTACAGTAGTCAGTCCACGTGGAAAAAGTATTACATTGTATAAATCTGGCAAAATTGGCATTGGCGGAGATGTTGATTCCTACGCCACGCTACATCGTACGGATGGGTTCGTTTTAAAAGGCATAAAGGATGACTACAACGACACCACGGATTGGCATTTGTCTACCAAATCTGATCGTTGCGAGTTTTTTGAATCAATGGTAAAGGCGGGATATAGGTGGAATGCGAAGAAGTTGGAGTTGACGAAAGTTAAGAGCCGGTTTAAAATCGGTGATTTTGTGTATTGGTCCGGTTACGAACCGCATATTGCAATAATTCTGAGACATTGCAATAGTTTTTCAGACAGCTGGGTTATATGCGGAATAAATAACCCAACTGGGTATAATTCATCTGCTTCCGAAAAGAATTTACGTTTCGCAACCGATCAAGAACAGAAAAAGCTATTAGCCGAATTGTATGGAATAGGAAAAACCTGGAACGCCGAGTTGAAACGAATCGAGGATATAAAATGGAGGGCAGAGAAAGGAGAGGCATATTTATATCTATTTTTTGAATTTGGTACCGCCTGCGTTTCGGGTACATCCGATGATAGATCAGGCGTCGATGATATGTTCTTCTCTTCTGGAAATTATTTTAAAACAGAAAACTCTGCCCAAATATTTGCAGATAAAATTAATGAACTTTTAAAACAAAACGCAAAATGAAAGAGACACCGGCAGAAGGAGCTTGGCAAAAAAAGTTCGACTATAACTATTTAGGAACCGATGTAATTGGCGGGGATGGAAAACCAGTATCCGCCGTTATATCAAAGGTTACAGATGCACAAGGAGCTAAGGTTCAAGGACAGGCTAAAAATGTAGTCCTGGTTTATTTTAACGAGTATAAAAAGCCAATGATACTCAATAAGACTAACGCAAAAACACTAGGCTGGAATTTCGGAACTAATGAGATGCAAAATTGGGCTGGCAAAAAGGTGTCGATATTCTCCGACCCGGATGTAGACGCTTTCGGGCAAAAAGTGGAGGCTTTAAGATTCGTTAAGGAAAAGATGCGGGGCAAATTTACCCCAGTGGGACAAGTGGAAAAGAAGGCAAGACTCGACCTCGATAGCCCAAACTTCGAAACAATTAAAGC